CGGTGTAGCCTTTTTGCTTCAGAGCTTGTCATCGTTATTAGGTTGTGGAGGTAGTGATCAGGACTAGGAAATAGCGGTGTCACATTATTAGATTGGGAATGGATTAGCCATACTTTTTACCCTTACGTGGGCGTGTACGGTTAGCTTTAGGGGACTCTAGTTTGCCTTTATTGGGACCTGTATGGGAAGCATCCATACCATCACCATTACCATAAGTACCAAGCTTACGGTTCAGTTTATTAGCGTTAGTACGGATCTTGAGACCCTCCTTTGTTCGATTGTATTCAGCCTGTTGCTTAAGACGCTTAGCCTTAGCTTTAGGGTTATTCTTGTAGTAACTAGATGTGCGACCCATGTTTCCTTCCGTAAAGGCGTGTTTGAATAAGTTCAGGGTCTACCTTAGGCATGATGGTGGCTAGTTTATCCAACGGATTACCCGAATACGCCACACCCGAAATGTCGTTCTTTGAAAGCCAGTCACAACACGCCTTCAAATCCTGAGTGGTAGCTTCTCCAGACTTAATACGCTTTAGAAACTCCTCAGTAACGAGGTTGTGTAATTGGTTGAAGGCATCTTCAGTCGCCTTTTGATGTGCCATAATGTCCGTTAGTGTAAATTTTCATTTTTCAACTGCGTATAATGCAAACGATTGGGTAATGACATTAGTCATGAGTTGGCCTAATTCACCACCTGGATCACAGGTTTCAGCGTTTGGCTTCATTACTAGGCAAGTGGCTGTAGCTCCAACAATGATAGCTAACTGCACCCCGGTAACCGTAGCAACCAAGGTGAAGGCAGCACGTTTCATCAACCACTCCTCAATACAATCTGATCTAGTTTATTTTCGATGCGGATCATGTGATCCTCCATCTTTTGTAAGGCGTTAGCTAGCTCTTGCCTAGGTACGTACTTCTCAGCTAGACGTAATTCAACACCGTCAATACGCTTGTCAATTTGATCCATACGTGAGATAGATCGTGAATTGATAGCCAAGACGCCACCACTAACACCGATAACAAGAGAGATGACTCCTGTAACAGCAGCTTCAATCATTTCTTTTGGTTGATGATATTTATCAGTTTAGTGCTATAGTCAGGATCGGTGGCGTATCTCTCTTGGACTAAAAGCCTGCAACATTCCTCTATGGAAGAGGCACGGTTGACTCCCCTATAGGTTTTGTAGTCCTTGTACCAGCGTTGCACTAAGTACGATACGCAGGATTGTAGATCAGGGAAGTTAAGGAAACCAGCCGTAATGGTGATCCACTTACCATCAATGAACTCCTTTGTCTCATGGTCAGTACCAGAACCCTTAAGACCAAAGTAGTTATGGGTACCAGAGGTGTGCTTGCCATAACCACTCTCTAATGCCCACTGAGCAGCTACTACTTGTGGGAACTTAGCACCTGCCTTAGAGGCTGCAGTGATAACTCCTTCCCAAGTGTTAGCAATGGTAGCTACGGGTTGTGGCGTGTTAGTAGGTCGGAAAGTCATGAACCAGCCAGTGCCTTGACCTTCTACTTCCCAACGTGGTAGCCAGTTCTTCCAGGAGTAGCTAACGTCTTTACCTCCCTTACCAATAGTAACGTACCCTCCGTTGACGTTATCCATCTCACCGTAGGGGTCATGGAATACACCATGCTCTCCTGTGTCACCGATGAGTAACATCCAGTGTCCACCACCCACCGGATTGGATACATGCCCCTTATGGAGGACGCCAGTCGCAACTGGATAGCCGTTCTTAAGCTCGTTAATAAGGTTTTGACGTGTGCCATTGGTGTAGAAGGTAGCAAAGACACCGTACTGCTGACAGGCTTTGACTTGACTTGTAGAGGTTGTAGTATCTCCATACTTCAGCACTGTACGGAGGTAATCATCATCAGCATTACTACCCTTGAGGGCATCAGGTAGGAGATACTTAACTGCCATCGAGCAAGTGCTCGAAAAACACATCCGATCTCCATGACCTGTTGCACTATCTGTTTGGGGGTAGTACTGCTTAACAGGCAGCAGTACCATGGTGATTACTTCCCTCTAAACGTACGACGAATACGACGCACTGTGTCATCTTCAGTACGAGTCTTACCGAAGTAAGCAGCAGCCATAGAGATGGCCTGGGTAACGCTGTTGGAACGACGCTTCTTAGTCATTCCCAAGTATTCAGATGTAATAAAAAGGACAAAGAAGGCAAGCGTCTCATAGGACACTTTAATGCCGAGGATGGTGATCATGATCAGCAATCGGTAGCGCCAGCAAACTCAGGAAGGGTTTTCAGGTGAAGGTATGCTTGTTTGATGGGGTTAGGTCCATCGAAGTCAAGCGCAAAGTTAATAACGTTTTGCTGAAGCAAGATACCATCCTTTTTCTTGTAGATAGAATAAGTAATAGTGCTATATTCTTTAGTCGAAAGAACACTGGTAACTTTGACGTAGCAATCAACAAAGTTAATAACTTGTTGAAAGTTGTCCGTCAGGGACAACGATGTTTGTAAAGCCATTGGATTAAAGTAAATAACGTAAAGATCTCAAAATTCAAAGCTTGAATTGGATGCCGGACAAATCAACATCCATAGTAGTACTACCAGAAAGAACGCTGACTGCCCCGTTTGAAGTAATCAGTACTCGTCTGATGATGTCGCCAGTAGTCCAAGCGGAAAAGTATTGACTTTCTGCTGGCCTGTATCCAACTGGCAGCGTAAACACAGCAGTCGCCGGATTACCGTTCGCAGTGCCCCTAATAATTACATGCCCATCAGGATTGATTCTAAAACCAACTGGAGCATATGGAGCGCCATAGCCATTTACCCATCCAGCCCCAAACGTAGTTACGGGTGTATATTCATACTCTCTGCCAACGCTAACAATGCCGCCTTTGACTTGGTTGTATTTAATGTCCGACAATGCGTAGACAGAAGCCTCCGGGGGTTGCATTACAATATTTGGCGCAAGCAAAGTGAGGTTTGCACTTTGAAAGATGTTGTAATGGTTGGCTCCAGCCAAAAGATCCCAGCGGCCTCCGCTGATTGTCAGGCCACGTAATTGGACAGGAGAGCTAGCAGTCAACCTATAACCATAAATCGGATCACCAGCAGCGAGTCTTTCCCCACTAACGCCCACAAAGGTAAATGGACCAAGAGCGGAGAGGCCGTCTACATAGCCATTTGCGATGGTGACGTAAGAACCTGCTGCTGCCGTAAGGTATCCACCAAGGAAAGACCAGCTTCCCATGCCTTCCGCATTGTCTAGGTAAATGCAGGCAGCATTGGCGTTTTCGGAAGCATTAACAAAAAAGAATCTTACAAATACATTGTCAATGTTTGACGACGTAACCAACGGCTCTGTCATCGTTGCATTGCTGTTTCCTATGGATGTATAGAAGCAGTGGATACCGGTACTCTGTCCATAATTCCAAAGGTTAATGTCTTCCCAGTAATTATCTTCGCTTGCAATGGAATAAACGTTGGCCACTTGGTAGCTGCCGTAAACGCTGATACGCTTGATTGAGTGGTAGCCAGCACTCGCGGAAGTAGACCTACCAAGAAGCAACCCAGACTGAGGATAAGGGCCGCCTTCTACGCTTTGAAGGCCAAGATCAGATATGGTACAAGATATTGATCCAACAAGACTAAGGATGGCAGTACCAGAGTGGTTTCCATAAATAGTTGTACTGCCTTGGTCGTAGGCACCAGCACCTCCAAACTTTCCAGCACCTTGGAGCGTGACATAGGACTTGACTGTTATCTTAGCAGTGGTTCTAAACTTACCAGCTGGAAAAGTTACAATACCACCTCTAGCAGGTAGTGAGTTAATCGCTGCCTGAATAGCACTAGTGGTATCATACGAACTCGTTCCAGCCTTAATAGCAGCGTGCTCACTCTCTGGAATAAAATCCAGCACACTCACCGTATCTTGCAGCTTTGATTCAACGGTGCGCTGCACAGCACCAGTACCAGCCTGGATGAAACCTCCACCCAAATCAGCTAGATCTCTTGTTTTAGTCATAGTAATAATTAGATAGAGTTGTTTGAATGGACTTCAACTACATCACCAGTAATTAACGGACCACTCAATAGTGTGATACTTGTTGTATTAGGTGTTGTGTAATCTACTCCTCGCTGTAGCAGTGCTCCATTAATGAATACCTGCTCTCTGTTAATTGTGTAACTTAATGCTTCTGCAGCATCACTGTTACCAGAGATTAGGGTAGCAGGAGAAGGTAATGTGCTGTATGTCTTCCTCCAGCGAGTAAAACTATAAGATGCAGATGGATTAGCTGCAAGATAGTTTACACAGCGTACTTGTACATTGTCGGCAGCAGTAAGGGCAACAGTAAAGGTGATTGTATTACCGTTATTTGCTGTGTAATCTACATTACGTTGTTGCAATGCACCGTTTAGGTATACCTGCTCTTTACCAACTTGATACTCTAATACAGCACCAGATGTACCGACAACTGTTTCACCACCAACAGCAGTATAAGACCAGTTGGTGTAACCTGGAGGACCAGATGCACCAACCCTACTATCTACATAACCTTTGGTTGCAGCGTTAGTATCAGCTGCAGGTGTCTGAAGGTTGATGATCTTATAGCCACCCATGTTAAGGTCACCAACCATAGGGTTAGAGCCATCAATGCTAACAGCGTTGTTATTGACTTCCTGTGTAACGTACAGGTTCTGGGTGAAGTTATCGTTTAGGTCCTTAGCTCGAATAGCAGAACCAGAAGAGAAGACAGCTGACAGTGCCTCATCATCAGTATCACGGTAGATACGGATGGAGGCTCCACTAGCAGGTGCATTACCTGCAGTAAACAGAACCTGACCACCTGTCTTAGTTGTATAGTTAAGACTCTGTAGGTTATAGTGAGTACCTGCAGTTTTCAGTACTCCACCAACAGTAACCTTAATATCAGTAGATTCAAGCCACTTAAAGGTAAAAGAAAAGGGTCCTAAGTTGGACCCATTACCAGTGAATGTATTTTGTGTAGTTGCCATTTAGGGTTATCGGTACATTTGGGTTAGTCGCTCAATCTCTGCTTTACGACGATCAGCAGCCCTGGCAGCGTCATCAATACGACCCTGTTTCATAAGGTTCTTATTGGTCAGGGATTCTTGAATAGAACGCCACATCGGTTCATTCTCTTGCTGCATACG